CAGCTCAACTTATTATTATGTTCTGGATGCTCCCACCGCAACACGTCTCTTTAAGCGGACTACCATTCCATCATCCTGTCATCGAAGAGTTGGCCGCCCCTGCTCGGTTCGATCAACCACTGTGCATAATCACTCATTGCTTGATGATACAGTTGGGTTTGGCGAAATCGGTGCGCGCGTACATAATGATGCGCTATAAGCCCCGCCTGCACTAATGCGGCGGCCAGAGCCGCATATTTACCCACCGCGAAGCCGAGCGCCACCTTGCCGGCAAGCAACAGCGCCGGGGCGACTTGACGGTCTCGCAAAGCGCGTGCGGCTGCATAAACGTCCGCCATAAAAGAAGCGCGGGCAGCCACTCGACCAAAGACACCCAGACCGCACAAACCGGACAAAACGTTGGCAATCAAGTAGGCCTTGTTCTCCGCGAAGATTGCACCAATTTCGTCCACAAGAGGTAAGATCAGGCGTTTCAAGTAACTGGCCGTGAACACTGACTCCTCGGGCAGAGCCACATCTCGCTCGGCCACACTGAGCGCCAGCACTCGCAATGTCTCCCAATCTTCGGGCCGCAGATATTTGTACTTCGGGTTAGAGGCCGCCTGATTTATCTTGCTCTGGATTGACTTGTTATCGGAGCTCTGCTTGAGTGTCGGCAGGTAATTCGCCAACGACATCAGCAGCTCCCTGTCTACGGTCAGCCTGCCCGCTACGTTGTGCTGTTTCATGGGTCTCGACAGCAAGAGATCCGGAATTACCAAGAAATCCGCGTTGCCGATTAACATGGCCTCATATGAACTTTCTTGTGGGTCAACATCGTTTTCTAGAGGTGTGTGCCGGATGCGTGTGTACACTGTCACAAAGTGCGAAAAGACAGACTCACTGACGACTTTCGAGAAGACAATATTATGGTCCGCTCCCAAAGCGGTCCACCGTCCCGAAGAGAAAATCTCATCATTAGCCCGCTTGGGCACTTCGTAAGCGCCCGCACCTGAAGGATCAAAAGAGAACATGATCTTTCCATCTTGATAAGACAGAGTGTAAATCTGCGGCCACACGCTACACAAACCGCGTTCCGATTCCGGTGGATGAATACCAGTGGTGACGATGCGTGTCAATCTGGGCGAAAGAGAAAAGAGCCGAGCGACCGCTCCCTTCGTAAGATACTGGGCGGAATCGTGCAACAGCATGCACTCGTGCTCGGTGATGCCGGAGAAATGTGGACCGTTCGGGTAGCGATACAGGTCACGAGCTGTGATCAATGCATTCTCATGGGTGAAGATCCGGTTGGGGAATTTGCGTCGCAGGGTGGCGAACTTAGCTGGTTTCGTGCCAACCACCAGAGTGTCCTGCAGACACGCGGGACCCGCTTTATCAAGTAGGACGTGCATTTCAATGGCTTTGGCTGCACCGTGGGCGTGAACATTGATCCCGCGATCATCGCAAGGAACGCCATGATCCTGAAGTAAGCCGATCAAATGCTTTGGTACCATATCAGCGCAACGATCGCGCATCTCGGCCTCAGTGGTCATCACGGAGCGAGCTCGCGACAGAGCAAGCGTGTCCTGATGGATGGTGCCTACTAGATCCGCGCGGTGATCCGCAAGACCAACGCCCAAGCGCTTAGCGGGGCATGGATGGTCTTTGCGATAATGCGCTCCACGCTCGCTGCGAGCAAAAGAAACCACGGCATCCCAGGATGCTGCGCGGATGTCGCTGATACCTTGTCGCGGTCGATTCTGAAATTTGGCTGCCAATTCAAACGCGTAAGGGTACAGTCCAAACTCCGATATGAACCAGAGGCGGTCCCATATTGACAACGGGGCGGTCCAACACAAACCGGGAATGCGATGAGCGCAGAACAGGAGCGCAATCAAGGCAAGGTACACTTCACATAGAACAATCAAGAAGGCAACTGCATTATCATGGATAGGAGCAGGTGCCGAGGATGAGGGCGCAGCAGCTACTGGAGTTGCACCAGAAACCGCTATAGCAATGGAGAAAACGAAAATCATAAGTGGGCTGCCCGACGTGGGCACACAACAGTATTCGAGCATGGCTCCG